TGCGTTATTGGCAGAACAATGTTCAGCGACCTATTTGCTTTAGCATTTATGGTCAATCTCAAATTTATGTCGGACCAGTACCAGACCAAGCCTATGTGATTGACTTGGACACGGTTATTCTGCCAACTGCTATGGTTAATCTGAGTGATACAGATACCATCAATGACCCATACGATACTGTTGTTCAGTTCTATGCGGCTCACCTTGCCAAATACTACGAACAATCGTTTGGTGAAGCTGAAATTTATTTGCAGCAGTACAAGCAAAAAACTCAATCTGTATTGGTATCTGTGTTTACAAGAAGGATACCAACCCCGTACTCAACACCGTTCTAAATCATGGCAGCCGCAGAGCAAAAAAAATCTTACGAGGTTGTCAAACAGTTCAAAGGTGTTAACACCAAGGCGAACAGAACGGCTATTGCTGATGATGAATTTTATTGGCTTGAGAATGCTATGCCTATTGGTTATGGCAACCTCAAGATTACGCCTACCTATTCTAATGTTGGCGTTACCTTTGCAAGCACCGTAACGTATTTTGCGTCAGCAAGTATTAACTTAGTTGACTATCTTGTTGCGTTTGAAACCAATGGTGGCGCTGAGTATGTGCGCCTAGACACAAATGCCAAAGGCACTTTGGCTGCTGCCGGAACATTTAGTTCTTCAGGTGTCAACATCAGTCAATGGAAAAATGACCGTGTTTTGATTCTTGACCCCGCTAAAGGTTACTTTACTTGGGATGGCACAAGCCTTATTCCTATTGGCTCTCTTGGTCAGATTGGCATTGTCAGCGGCGGTTCTGGCTACACATCAGCGCCAGCAGTCATTATTTCTGCGCCAAACACAGCAAACGGTGTTCAAGCAACTGCGGTGGCAACCATCACAACTGGGTCAGGCAGCGTTCAAAGCATTGCAATCACCAACATTGGTAGCGGGTTTACTTCTGTTCCAACGGTAACCATTGGTGCGCCTAACATTACTGGAGGCACACAAGCAACGGCTGGCGCTACTATTCAAAGCGGCAATGTTGTTGCAATCTCCATCACTAATGCGGGTTCGGGATACACAACAAACCCTTCTGTAACTATTACAGGGGGCGGCGGTACAAGTGCTACGGCTAACGCAACAATCACAACCGGTATTGTCAATTCCATCTTTATAACCGAGGCTGGAACAGGCTATACAAGCCCCCCAACCATTACGTTCAATGGTGGCGGCGGGTCAGGTGCAAACGCTATTGCTGGTATCACTACTTTTGCCCAAGGCACGGTTTCTGTACTTGTTACAAGTGGCGGTACGGGTTACAGCAACGTATCTAATTTGTCGGTATCTATTACTGGCGGTGGTGGTGCTGGCGCTACTGGTCAAGGCATCATTTCCGGCAACATTGTCACCCAAGTGGTTATGACCAATGTTGGCAGCGGATACACCAATTCTTCAAATATCACGGTCAGCATAACTGGTGGCGGTGGGTCTAACGCTACGGCTAAAGCCATTATCAATACTGGCACAAACGTAGGCGTTCAATCTTTTTCTGGCAGAGTTTGGATAGCCAACGGCAGAACAATAAGCTATACCGGGGCTGGTTCTTACAGCGATTTCATAAGCGTATCTGCTGGTGGCATCACGTTAACTGACGCAACCTTACACGGCAACATTACTCAGCTTTTGTCAGCAAACAACTTTTTGTACATCTTTGGCGATGATTCAATTAACGTCTTTTCTGATGTGCGGGTGACCAATGCTGGAAGCACGTTGTTTACGAATACCAACGTCAGCGCCTCGGTAGGTTCTAGGCTTACAAACGCCATTTATCCCTATTTCCGGTCTGTTTTGTTTATGAATGACTATGGGGTTTATGCCCTTGTGGGTTCAACAACGACCAAAGTTTCAGACAACTTAGATGGGGTTTTCCCTAACATTGACTTTACTAATCCGGTTTATGCGGGTCAAGTGTTGCTCAATAACATTTTGTGTGCTGCTTTCAATTTCAGATATACGGGTGGACAGGGCGTATCCAGTTCTGCTCGGTATATCCAAGCCTTGTTCTTTGAGAAAAAATGGTTTTTTACAAGCAATGGCAACAATCTGAAATACGTCACTTCTGCGCCTCTAGCTGGAAAAATCAATTTGTACGGTACTGATGGAACGTCTTGTGTACGTTTGTATGCAGACGCAACATCTCCAATTAACAGCTATGTCCAAACGTCTTTGAATCCAATGAAAGACCCAATTCGGACAAAGCAAGCCTTGAAGGTGGGTATTGAGGCTACATTGACTAATGCTGCTGAGATTACGGTTACTGTTGACTCGGAGTCTGGCAGCAGCACTCCCGTATTACTTGGAGAATTAGTCAATTGGATTAATAATTACAGCAACGTAATTACTTGGGTCAACAACAGTTCTGCGGTAATTTCTTGGTATGGCGGTGGCGGTTACACGCTATATAAAACAGACGCAAAACAATGGGGTAAGTATTTGGGTATGACGGTGACATCATCAGACGCAAATTTCATCATTAACGGTTTTGAATACGAACATGAATTGAGAGTGAGGTTCTAACATGGCAGTTCCATATACCTTCGGTAGCGCAACGACAAGCATCCCTTTGTCGCAGCTTGACTCCAACTTTGCTACGGCTATCACGCTTGGCAACACCGCTGTTCAGCTTGGTAACACGATTACCACGTTGACCGGGGTTACAAACCTTGCAAGCTCTGGCGCATTGACACTTGGCTCTAACGGCAACACAACCGCAGTCACTATTGATACTTCACAGAATGTGGGTATTGGTACTACGCCATACGCAACTGGACTGGTCTTATATAGAAGTACAGCAGGTTTGTTATATAACGACATGAACAATCCTAGTTCAGCAAATGCTTCAGATGGCGTAATTACACGTTTAATTACTCAAAATGTGGCAAGTTCAGGAACTACATCTGTTGATTTGGTTAAATACAAAAGCGGTCAATTTACTATCAACAACAATGAAACCAATGCCGCCGCATTTACTTCTTTTGGTGTTGGTTCATCTGAACGTATGCGTCTTAATTCAACAGGCGCACTTGTTCTTGCTGGTGGGTCTACATCAGCAAATGGTATTGGCATCGCTTTTCCCGCAACTCAATCAGCATCAACTGACGCAAACACGCTAGATGATTATGAGGAGGGGACTTGGACACCTGATGTTGGGGGAACAGCCACTTATACGGCGCGAACTGGACAATATGTAAAAATTGGAAGGCAAGTAACGGTATTTTTTGACCTTACTATTAATGTGATTGGTACAGGTACACCAGCTAATATTAATGGTTTACCTTTTGTTTGCTCTGCTACTTCTACAGGCCAAGGGGGAATACCTACATATTGGGCATCTTTAACTGCATCAGCCGTGTATATGGCAATTCGTGTAGATAACGGCGGCAGTCAAATTGTAATAGCTGGAAGTACAGCCGCCACTGCAACTCTTTCTGCATCGTTTAATTGTCTTGGAAGTGGTTCTAGGATGATTGGAACTATGACATACACCTCTGCTTAACCATAAGGAAACCATCATGTCACTCACCAAAACTACATCAATTGACCAAATCACCGTTACTGAGAACGGCACAGTTCTCTACCGTGAAGCTACACGCATCATGGAGGACGGCAACGAACTGAGCAAGACCTACCACCGCAGTAGCCTGACACCAGCACAAGACCTTACAGGCGTTCCTGCTAACGTGGTGGCTATCTGCAACGTGGCTTGGACTGCTGAAGTTATTGCCGCTTATCAGGCTCAAATGGAAGCCAACAAAATTGTTGGCACGGCGTAACAATGGGACTTAACGCATTTACTAAAACAGGCAACACGGTAGCTTTCACGGCTAACGTGGCTGCGCCTACTGCTGTTCAATGCTTGTCTACTACTCTTGGTGGCAACCAATACCGCATCATCAATTCTGGAACTGTGACTGTATTCCTTGGTTACGGCACAAGCGCCAGCGATGCGGGAAACAATTGTGCAGTCATCACAACAACAGGACCATCTTTCCCGCTGCTTGCCGGAACTGATGAGATTCTTACCTTTGTGCCAAACTCTTACTTTACGGGTGTCACTTCTAGTGGAACAGCCACTATCTATGTGACTCCCGGCGATGGGATGTAATCATGCTAAAGACAGTCAGCAGCGTAATCAACGCCATAGGCGCTCTTAATTACAAAGGTACTTGGAACGCAAGTACCAACAGCCCTACGCTTACATCTGGCGTGGGGACTAAGGGCGACTATTACGTTGTGTCTGTTGCTGGTTCGACAAACCTTGATGGTCAGACATTGTGGGGTGTAGGGGATTGGGCGGTATTTAACGGCTCTATCTGGCAAAAAGTAGACGGTGGAGACTCAGGTAACTTTGTCAATA